GCCGTGCAACTTGTTCGTCAAAAATGTTCATAAGTTATATTCTCCTCTTTTTGTGTATGTGAAAGATAAGTAGCAATTAAAAAAAATAAATCTATAAAAAATATTTTTAAAAATTTGCTCACAAACTGGTGTTTTCGCCATTTTGCTTTTCACGAGAACTGTTCCATTTATTCTTTAGCATAGTTTTGACACTGTTTTCGTCACCTTCCATACCAGATTGAATCGCCATAGACTCTTTAGACTTGGCATCATACAACTCAATGTCACCGTTGCCAGTGTTCATCTTGGCGTATAAAGTAATACCGTCTGGACCAAATCGGTTTTTAATAACATGGCAACGAGCAGTGTTGTTGGCTTTGTCATTTAGATTGCGTGCAACACTCAACACAAAATCGGCAGTCATGATTTTACGATAACTGTCAGCAACATTGTGTGCTTGAACAATATCTTCTGTGCCACCCGTTCTATTGGTTTGACTTGCAGTCCATACAGGAATTTGAAGTTCTCCCGCAGCTTGACGAAGTTCTTCATATATACCACCAGCTTCACTATAGCTGTTGCTATTACTGTCTTTTTCAAGAGGACGTAGAATGTCGGCATAATCAACCACCATTTCATCAATCCTGATGCCTTCAAGTGCTTGGATACGTTCAACGTGAAATTTCAAAGATTGAGCACTAACTGTCTTTAGTGGGAAGTATTTAACATACAGCTTACCCTTAATCTCTTTAAGTTTTTCTTCGACGGCAGCTTGTTGATGTTTGATTTCTTGGAAATCAATATTTGTAAAGCAGCAGTCATAACGAAGACCAACATAGTTTTCGTTAAGTTCAAGTGTGAAGTGAGCAATGTTCTTGCCCGATTTCATCGCCTTGGCTCCAAGAGAGCAAAGCAGCCACGACTTGCCGATGCCAGCAGGTGCAACAATGATACCAAGTTCACCAGGCCCAAGACCGCCATCCATCAGGCTATCAATAACTTCCCAACCAGTGGAGATTGTCTTACGGCACATTTCACTCATACGTCCCGCGACTTCTTTATGATAGTTGTGACCTAGATTGCGTTCCATACCAGCCTTCATTGCTTTATCAACAAGACCCTTAATCTTGTCATAATCACCAGACTTTAGGTGGTCAACAGACTCGATGATTGCGTTCTTCAACTTTTGATTCTTACAGAACTCAAGAAATTGTTCTCTGACGAACTGTAAGTCTTTTTCTGAAATCTTTTGGTACACCATCTTCAACTGTTCAACAATGGAAGACTTATACTCTTCGTTCTCAATTGTATCAATGCGAATCTTAAATACTTGCAGTGTGGGCAAGTCTTTATATTGCATATGATATTGGATAATCTCTTTGAGAATCCATTTGTGAGATTCATTTTCAAATGCCTCAACATCAATGATGTCTACGATGCGTTCCAAAAATACGCGATCTGTTAGGATGCTGGCAATAATTTTTGCTTGGAACTCTAGTCCAAATTTGTGTAGGTTGTCGATGATTACTGGTGCCATAAATATATTATTAGTTTATATACGATATTTCGTATTTGTCAAAAAGTCAAACTTTATTTAACTTTTAAAATTAAGAAGTCGCAAACACCGAGAGCGGTTGAAAGACTTCCTGCAACCACAGATGATAATTCGGGATAGCCGAATGCATACCATGCGTTGTTAATTTTTGTATAAACTGAAACTTATTGAAATCATAAGTTCTGTCTATATTGTCCGAGATTTGAAGTTGCAAGGACGGTGAGAAACTCGGAGACTTTAATTGCATTAGTTGATAATTTCTACGAACAATTTCAGAACTATCTACAATAGAAGAGAATATCTTCTTTTCATTGATTCTGTCTTTTGACAACTCTAAAAGTCTATCAACTGATAGTTCTGTGCTTTCTGTGAGCATAGGAAACGCTTTTATTGCAGTCTTTAATCCTACACCAGATACACCGTCAATGTTATCGGAGCTATCACCATCAAGAATTCTGTAATAGATAAAGTTTGTAGGATGTATGCCATATTCATTGATAATATCTTGTACACCATAAACTTTCTTTTTGATTGGACTCCAAATAGATACTCTGTCATCTACTAGCTGCAAAAAGTCTTTGTCGGCACTCATTATAGTGACTCTTGATTTTGGATATGCCTGTGTAGCAATATATCCAATCACGTCGTCTGCTTCGATATAATCAATAGACATAACGCTAACAGGTAATGACCGCAAAAAATCAATCAACTTTATAATCTGCTGTACCATTTGTTCTTGCTCTGTTTGCGGGTCGCTCATTTCTTCATATGCACGATTTACTCGCATTTTCATTCCGCGACCTTCTTTATATGCTGGATATAGCTTCTTACGGCGTTGGCTTCCACCTTTTCCGTCAAATACGATAATAACTCTAGTAGGTCTTAATAGTTTTACAGCATAGCCAAGCGTGGTTAAAAATCCACTTATGCCACCAACATGTTCTCCATTATCATTTAGTGTAGGAACTACGCTCCATACACGAATGAAGTTGTTAGTTCCATCTACTACAAGAATATCATCATTCTTGTTTTTCTTTGTATTTACGGGCGCAGTTGCATGTTCAGATTTTATCTGTGAAAATATTGATGCAAACTTCTTTTTTGTTTCGTTTTCCATTATATGAGAACTATGTGGAGGTATTTCACTCCACACAGTTAGTTTTTTAATCTTCCATTCCGTCGCCGCCTTCGGCGTATTCAACGTCCGCAGACATTTCAGAATTTGGATCTTTATACTTCATGATGAACTGTTCGCACATCTTGTTGTATAGATAATCCTTACATTCTGGACGAGTTGTTAGAAGTATTGGCAAATCCTTCTTTTCAAATACGACTGTCTCGGCTTCTTTGCCTTGGACTTCCATAATGAATTGAAGACTCTTTGCTTTTTTATCTTCTTCCTTTTCGTCTTCTAATTGCTTCTTTGTCTTCTTCTCGGCAGACTTGACCTTCTTGGCATTAGTAACAATGTCCCATTCGATCAATTTCTCAAGCCAGTTACCATAGTTATCAATACCACGGTCAAAGAAAATATCAAACTCAACACTACGCATAGGTGGACCCATACGATTTTTGATAATAGTGCATTTTGTTTTGATACCTACCGCTTGCTTGTCAGCATTTTTGATTTGACCTACCGACTTCAAACGAAGTCTTAGCGATGCGTGGAAAGCAATAGCCTTACCACCACTTGTTGTGTATGGATCGCCAAGACCAACAAATCCAACCTTCTGACGAAGTTGATTTGTAAACACTAAACAGATGCGTTGCTTTGAGATCAATCCTGTGATCATTCTCATTGCTTTACTGATAGCAATAGCTTTACCTGTTGCATATCCATCTGCACCGTGGTCGCTTGCCATTTCTTTCTTGGTAGAAGCTGCGGCAACCGAGTCAACGAGGATTGTAACCAAGCGATTCTTATTAGCTTTGCGAACCATTGCAATCATTTCTTCGATCTTATCGAAAATATCTTCAACAGTATCTAATGCTAAATACATCATCTTGTTTGTGTCTACGCCGATTGCAGTTAAGAAATCACGATCAACCGATGACTCGGTATCAATGAAAACTGCCAATCCACCCTTGCGTTGAGTTTCTGCGAGCAAATGTGCTCCCATCAAACTTTTGCCAGAGGCTTCAAGACCTGTTAGTTCGGTGATGCGACCAACTGGCAATCCAGCATTTGGACGATTGGCAATAGCCAAATCAACTAAACTGTTTCCGGTAGAAACCCAATCAATAATTTGAGAAGGATCATCTTCTGCATCCAAAAAGAATGCAACTTTACCATTTTTATTCAAAGACTCTGCGAGAGCTTCTGCCAACTCATCTCTACCAGAATTACTTTCGTCTTTTCCTTTTGCTTTTTTCATAATGTATAATTGTTTAAAAGTTAAAAAGGGTGTACCATCGTGTACAACAGTACACCCTTTTTTAATTTATAGTTTACTAACTTATTTCAACCTTATTGGTTGAACAAGTCATTAAACTCGTCGGCGATTGCCTTTGTTGAGGCAGGAGCCTTGATAGCAGCTTTAGCGGTTGCGCTAACAACTGGCTTTTCGGCTGGAGTTTCTGAAACTTCCTCTGTTGGAATTGGAGCAGAATCACCGTCGGGATTACCTTCGGAAGCATTCAACCATGTATCCATAACAGCAGCAAGTTCTTCATAGGTCAACTCTGGAAAGAGTTCTGTGACGTTCTTTTGATTCTTGACTTTTTCTTTAACGGTGGAGTCATTGATGTCAAATGCCGCACTTTGGTTTGGCTTAACACGAATGGATGTTTCTGGAAAGTCTTTACCGCATTCTTCGGCGGTCTTAAACTCAACCGTAATATCACGACCACTCTTTAGGTCTGTAATATCACCGTAGTCTGGATCGGCAATGATTCCCAAGATATCTTGGTAAACTTGCTTACCCATTCCCCAAAACTTAACACCTTCGCTCTCTTGACCGCGAACGAGAATAGGAACATAAGTGCGAAGCTTTGGTTCAAGCTTGCGACCTGTTTTCCATTCTTCTTTATCACCGCTCTTCTTGAGTTTGTTTGCAAACTCAACGATTGGGTCTGGACGACCGAATGAAGAAGGAGACAAGTAGGTTTTATTGTTCATGTTGTAGTGAAACAACAATTCAATAAACGGATTCTCGGGGTTATGAGCATAAGGAACGATGCGAATCACGCACTTTCCTGGTGTTGGCTTCCACAAACTTGTGGACTTTGTTGTAGTGGTCTTGAGGCTATCAAGACGCGATCTGATTTTTGCTAGGTCTAATGACATAATGATTTATTTGTTAATTGTTAATTTATTCTGATTGATACTGCCAACCAGATAAGTAGGCAATATGAATTAACAACGCTCATTCGTCAATCTATAAGAAGTAAAATACTTAATCTTTAACTGTTAAATAGGCAATTGTTAATTCAAATATAAGTATAAATCTACGAGGGAAATCCGTCGTTTTTTTACTAATTATATCTTGAAAATTTTTAACAATTTTGTTGGAGTAATTTTCACTTTTCCATCTCTTGCCGTAATAAAACTACTACGATATTGTTCCCAAGAAATTTGATAGGACGATGACATTACTCCATTATTTTCGGACTTAATCAACTCGTTTAAAGCGTTTATAGAGTATAGTATATTATACTCTTTTTTACGATGTACCGACATTGTGTTTGGATAAAACTCGCCGCCAGTTTTGGTAGCATTAAATGTAAGAAAAATATCATCTTTAGACAATCCACTTTGCAACACATATATTCTACCATCCGGTATTTGATAGTATGCAAATAATGCATCTATCGTTTCGGAGTAGGTTTGTTGTTTTGCAAACGTACACAATAGTTGTGTATTGAACTCACGCATTTTACATAGGGTTCTTTTCGGCGAAGAGCTTGAATTCTTCTCTATCTACATTCTTGATTGGAACAACTTCGCCAGATAATCCTACAACAGCTGCGGTTGCTCCGGTTTCATCTCTATATTCACCATATGGTGTTGCTTTCCACCCTTTAGAAGTTGCGAACTTTACAGACAGTGCTGTGTATGACGGAGCGGCGGCTGCGGCTGGCGCAGGTGCCGCCGGTGCAGAGGGTGCTTCCGGTTTTTCAGAAGATGGCGGGGAATCTGGTTCGTTTGATGACTTTTCGGCACTTGCGTCCGTTGGTTTGACTGGGGAATCTTGTGAAGCGGCTGGTTTTGTTTCAGTCCCACCTGTCAATTTTGCCAATCTAGTTGCTCTTGCAGACTGATCATTGTTGGCATCCGTTGCAACGGGTACCGGAGTTTGTGCTGGTTGTTTACCAGTAGGTGCAACTTTTTGGGATTGATCGACTGGCTCCGTTGTCGTGGCAGTTTGTTGAGCTTGTCTCTTTTGTTTTCCACGCTTTTTATAATACAAATTCATTCCACCTTTTCCGTGAGTTGGGTCCGATGGATAGTGCGTACCTTTTTTGATTGCTGCTTGTTTATATTGAGCGGATGGAAATGTAACCAACCACCCATCTTTATTGTATGCTTGACGGTCGGGGTGTTTACCTTCGCCGACAAAAGATTCAACAAATTCATTTACAATATTTTCGTCTTCACACGCATCATACATTGCCTCGGCTACAACTTGTATATGCTCGGTGTTTTCTAGATTTACAACTCCGTTAGGTATTCTACTATCCAATGAAGCCTCGGTTATAATGTTGGAAATAAATTTGCTAATATTGTTCATAAATTTTATGCTTCGGCTGGTTTACTTGTATCGCTTACTGCTTGTGTTTTACTACCACCCATACCAGGCACAAGCATATGAATTTTTCCAAATCCAAGTGCGTAAAATTCTAAACCATTAATTTCGGAAGGTCCAAATAAAATTGCTTTGTTTCCTTTAGATTTATCAATGATTAGCAACTTAGTATATTTTTTAGAAATCAATTTAATTATTTCTTCTTGTACTCTCTCTTTATCCCAATTTTCTTTAAAGAATGATAGCTTCATGGCCTGTTGGGCGATATATTCATCGCCATCTTCGTCGGTATATGTAATATCAACATCCAACTTCGTTGGTTCAGATCCTCTTGAAATTTTATTTAATTGAGCGGATAAAGCAGAGACCGACTGATCTGGTACTTTGAATTCGCGGTGTTTGTCACCAACGTCAACGTCGATTGTAGCCTTTGGATCATCTTCGTTTCCAGTTGATTTTTTCTTTATTATTTTAGTGGATATAATGAATATAGCATCCAATAAATAATAAGATACTTCGCCAACTTTTGGATCTGCAAAAAACTTTGTAACAGCCTCTTTATGTTTTTCAATATTTGGGTTAGACATTGGAGCATACAAGTCGCCGTTATCTTCTAAAACTTTTAGTATGAATTCTCTAAATCCTTTTATTTTATTAACCGCCAGTGCCAATTCGTGGATCGCAACATTGAATCTGGAGTTTGAGAATCCCGGTAGTGTTGGAGCACTAATAGCAATTGAAGCATTTGATATTTCTTTAACTTCTACGTCTGCTTCTGCGAATAGAATATCAACATCTCTGTTTCCTCCAGATGTTGCCCCTTCTAGAAGAAATACAAACGGCAATTCTCCACGACCAGCTCCGGCAAATCTTGTATCATCAATTTTGTTAATCAAACCTTGAAACTCAGGATATAAACGACCCTCGTAGATACGAATACCGTCTTGAATTGATTTTATACTATTAAATTTATTTTTGAAATCAACTACTGTATTTTTATCTTTAAATGCCTCAAAAACTTCTTTTAATTTTCTTACATTGTCAATAGAAATTCCTTTTACGTCGCGCAACGCTTTGAATACTGGATCTCTTTCTGCTGCCGCTTTGGCATCATTGACATTCTGTTTATTGGCGGTTTTATATTTTTCAATCGGAAGTTCATGTGGACCATCGTAAATTTCGCCATCTGGGTATTTTTTTTGGTTTGGATGTCCATATGAAACCAATTTTGTTTTCTTTTTGGTCTTTGGGTCTTTTATCGCAAACAAGTATGCAGAATCTTTTGATTTTGGTGCCTTGGCCTCTATATATACGCCATCTGTTATTTCTTCAATTTGCTCATCGGTCAGTCCATACTCATTCAATATTTCACTGAGTATTTCAAAGTTCTCCAGCGTATCATGTCCAGACACTAAGCCATCGTGTGAGCGCATTGCCCATTCATTCAAAATGTCGTCTATAATCTTGTTTTTGTCCATGGTATATAAATATTCATATATACCACAAAACCTTATGTGATATATACAACTATGTTATAAATATCAAGCTATTTGAATATGCCGCATATCTTTATATGTTTTTCCAACATATACTTTTACAGGAAACTTATCTCGCTCCATTATATGTTTTAGCTTTTTTATAGTAGTCATTTTGTCGCTTTTATGCATATCAAACAGTATACTGTCGTATGTATAAAGCACAGGCTTGGACTTTTTATCATTTAGGTACTCTAATAGATCACCTAATACATCTACAGCCATTTCAGTCTCAAAAGCTTGTAGTATATAATTAAACAGCTTGCTTGGGTTAGGATTGCTTATATGACACAGTTTTATCTTTCTTTTATATTTGGGTGTCTCTATATACCCATTTTCCTCAAAGAACTTCCATCTATGGTCAATATATGCCTGTATTTTAGCAAAGTAGGGTATGTGCAGCCATTTCTTATCAAAACCACCATATATTTGAGTAAAGGTATATCCTTTAGCCACAGCAATATCTTCTTCATTTGCTTCTTTTTTATCAAAATAATACTTGGCAAGATAAGCATATGGATTTACATCAACGCCCATATTAAAATTAGTAAGATGCGCGATTAGTCTTGGATGAAAAGCACTATAGTCCATCATAACAAGCATACCATCGTCGCCATGTCTTGATAC